ACTGACAGGACAACAGGTAAACACTGTCATTGCTATAGAAAGAAATATGTCAACAAGAGGAGGCTATGCTCTCATACTTGCAGAGGCTATGATGGCCGATGTAAGAGGGTGTGAAGTCATACTGAATGAAGTCATACTCGACATCGAGCCGGACGCTGGTAGTCAATTCACCAACTTAGCACCACTCGCACTTTACAACCCATTGGGCGTGCAAGAGTCTTCAAGTCCGAGTTTGACAAGAAGAAGCCTACCTTACAGACCCGGTATGTTTGAAAGTTCAACGCCCGGTCGAACGCTGACTATACCTTGGTGGGGCATACTGCATAAAGACGGAGCAGAATCAAGTAATGCTGACAAGTTCCGCCATATTGAATGGCATAAGCCCGACAACTACTACGAGTTATGCAGAGTCGGCTACGGTTCAGTGGGAGCGCAGTTGACACTCGCAGGCTACCCAACGACCTATCTCGACATTTACGAACCTCATAAGCGCATAAGAAGCCTCAATCCGAACTGCGTAGTCATTAGTCAAAATGGCTCCAACACTATCGTTGTAGACAACAACGACTTGTTCCCTGTCAAGCCTTACTACGATGAGTTATTGGTTTACTACAAAAACGGTATTCGTTATACTGCGACCTATACGAACAGAACCGGAACGCTCGCTCACGCCACACTCGGTGAAAGCGACACCTTCTCCGGAGTCAGCGGTAGTGCTGAGTTTTGGGCCAACATCGGGGCATCGGGTGCTGTTCTACATCTCAGCAAAGCGTATGATAATGGAGATGCAAGTTCGCTTTATACAAACTCTAAGCAGAGTATCATGACTCGCTCCTTACCTCAATTCGCAAACGGTAGTAGAGATACAAACTCACTGCATACTCCGGATGCTTTCCTCTGTATGTGGCATCCGAATCTCGGTAGACCCTTCACTTGGTATAGTGATACTGCTACTGGTGGGACTCGTAACTTTTACACGAATGCTGGTGCGGCTGACACGCCTGTAGATAAGAGAGGCTACAACCATGTTCCGGAACACTTTGAAACAATACATTACCACGACTTCAACTATGTTGCCAGTAAAGGTCCGTTTGCTTTTGGTATGAAGTGGATTAAGCCCGAAGGGACAGGTGAATCATTTACAGCGGCGGCAATTGACGGAACAGCCGGTATGACTCATCAAGGTGGAACTGTAAGTTCAAACAAATACAACTTCGCAGGTCTTTGGCCCGGTGGCAGTCATGGCGGTGGCGCAGTAAGTCGATTAGAGTCTTACGGACACTCACTTATTGGCTGGGGTAGCGACACTTTCGGCATGGACTGTGAGACATACCAAGACTCTACAGGTGTAGCGACTTTGACTTTACCTAATACCCGCAACAGATGCTTCGGTTATCGAATGGGTGTAAGACAACTCTACAACCGACCTCGCTGGTCGCCTTATGTAAGAGGCTGGCTTGAAGTAGCAAATGCCAACGCTATGCTTGGCTATTATCACGGACCGCTTATTCAGCAAGACTCTAAGACTGGCGGTTGGGATTATGTCGGTAGTGATTCTGCACAGTCCGACCAAAATGTAGAAGCAATAAATGTCGGTATTTTAGAGCGCATCACTCAAGTATCAAGTCTACTCGGTCAAGACCAAATAGGCCGACAGGTGAGATACAGCGACGGTCGTCGAATGACTTCATCATTCGGATGTCCAGTGAGGACTTTGAGAAACGCCTCGACCACTACTCGTTTGTTCCCGAACGATGAAGCAGGGCAAGGTGTCGAAGAACTCGCAAAGGCTCATCGTCATTACATGGTCGATTGGTGGGGCAACACTCGTGGAGAGGATGTGAGGCGTTTCCCTGTAAGAGGATTCGGACTACGACCTTCATGGGACCCCGAAGACGCATACGCCGATACAAATGTAGCGCATAGACCAGCCGCCCATGACCTCTTCGGAGGAGACGGTGGTGACCGATACAGCGGTAACGACAACAGCGACAACAACGCCGCATCAAACATGGGCACTGCTGATTGGTTTAACCCAGCCAGTGCTATGAGAGTCGGTGACCGAGGAGATGGACGAGGTGTCCGATGGCCTACTGTATTCAACGAAAGCATGCTTATGGATGTCAGCGAAACGCATGACGCTACAGGACTTGTCCTCAGTCACAGCACCACTGAACCTATTGTAGGTCAAGGGCTTGTAAGACCGAGCAACTTGGCTTTACAAGACGGAGAAGTCGAAAGAGGTATCAGTGACCGTGTAGATTTGAACTCGGATGATGGACTACTCAAACCAAGTGCAAATGTGGGCGAGGCTACTGAGACTGTCAATGCTGACGACAGAGGTGCTGAGCCTGTTGCAAGAAACGATGTAAGAATGGGTCTCGATGTAGATACGCTTGCTGAACTCAATGACGGGGTAAGTCGTGAATATGTCGTTATGTCAACAGAGGCACATAGCCTGCACGCTGACAAAGAAGTTGGACAGAGAACCAATCTTCGTGGTGCTTATGATGTAGGTAGTCGAACACTCAAAGACTTAGATATGACCGCTCTTAACTGGTCGGACAAGCCTGTGACAGGTGTTGTCAAGCACTCAAACGCACACGCTATGTGGTCGCTCGGAGGAACTTACATCATGGAGTGGAGTAAGCATGCTGGCGTTTTAGATGTAAAGGGATGGGGCAAAGCAGGTGCTTCTTCTTCGTCGAACCCTTACCAAGATGGTAACCATGACCCTGCCTTAGAGAATATCAACTACACAGACAGCACTATTCAGTTTATCTATAGACCGTCTCACGGACTTGACTACAAGCACAGTCAAATGTTCCGAGCGTTCTTGAACACAGGCGGTCCTCAAGCAGGCTCAAACTTCTATAGAGCAACTGCTGGTGGTAAGTATGGGTTGTTTACAAGTGATGTTCCGAGTGCAAGAACCGGAACACCGAGTAGCCCTCCTTATGCACCTGTTTACTCAATAGCACCTGCGTCCAATGTCACTGTTCCCGACAGCCAAGGGCCTAAAATACAGGGTGTCGAAGTCACAGGCTACGACAAGACTGACATCCGTTCTCCTGTGGCTCGTATGGTTATGAGCGAGAACACACTGGAGCATTTCCGTTCCGATGCAAGTCGTCGCTCTACAGATGACGAAGAAGGAGACTATGAAGTTCAGCCGAGATTCAGTCAAACCTTACACCCGAAAGGTAGCAAAGGAGATGCCTCTTATAATACAGGAGACCATAGTGGGGAGTGAGCATGGCACTGGGTAAGAATCTCTCAACTGGTCGCCTCGACGCAGACCAAGACTCTATCATGAAGGTGGTGCGTAAGCCACGCTTCGTCGATAACGCTGTTCGTCATGGCGAATACACCAAGACATCAGCAGGCTTCGTTGTCGACAAACCTACCCAAAGCGATTTCATGCCTACCGCTGAGAAGCGATACCGACTCATCGAAGAAGAGGACACCATCCGTTTGCTTCATAATCCGACTGACGGCATGAGATACGAAGGTGCACTGTTTGTCGTTGACGATAAAGTCAGCACAGCGAGTCCTCTACCAGCACTGGTGATAGGGGCTGACAACAACCAACAAGCCTTGGTCGTCTCGCAAATCAAAGACGCTACAAAGGGAACGAGATACCGCTTAGAGAACCTCAAAGGACGAAGCCTCAACGAAATAGGCTTCACCGACAAAGCCATCCATTTTGCTCAAAAAGTGGGCGTGGGTTTGCGAACATCCGACTTGGCGGCTCGTGTTGCAAAAGCCAACACCAGTTCTATCAACGGTGTGAGAGCAAGGGCACCCAGTGTCACATTCTTGGCTCAAGACTTCTACGGAGTTGAGGCTTATACTGCACTGCGTCACTTGTCAAAGCATGACGGCTACAGTCCAAGAACAGACAGATTCGGCAATGTCTGCTATTTTCCTCAAAACCAAATTGAAAGGGAATACTTCTTAGGCGAAAACCGTGTATTGGGTGGCTCTCTTGATGAGTCTAATGAGAACACTCCGAACAGAGTAATAGTAAGAGGAGAATCTATCGCTTTGAACCATGATAACACTGTTCAAGTAGATGACTTTGGTCGTCAATCGAACGGCGTGAACGAGATACCGGGAGGTATACATGCTCCAACTGCGGTAACAAAAGCGAGTGCTAAGTCGATAGGGCGTAAAATGCTAAGAATGGCTAAGAACGCAACCGGTAGCCGTAAGTTGAAGGATGTAATATCAGCCAGTAGCATGCACCCCGGTGATTTGGTCTCTTATCAAACGAGGACAGACAACGAACGGTATGTCTTACTCGGTAGTAACATTGATGTCAACGCAAGGACTGCTGAACTTCATGTCAATTCAGTAGATGTAACGCTTGAAGATGTGTTACAAAGGTTTCAAGAAACCGATGTAAGCGGTAACTTACAGGCTAATGAAGAAAGGAACAGACAGTTCTCTGTCGAAGAGTTCAGCACCTCTTTTGGCTTTAAGTTCAAAGTTACTTGGCAGATTTCACAGAGAGCGGACATGAACAGAGGCGTAGGTTTCAACATTGGCTTGAGCCGAAGAAACACTATTAACGGTTCATTGAAGTTAAAAAGCACAGGAGTTCTCATCAATAACGGTTCGGGCTATACCGCAGGCACTACTTCTTTTACAGTTGACGGGACATCGGCATCGAGCACATTCGGAACTGACAACCAAGCAGTATATACCTCCAATGGCAATAAACTGGGTCACATACATCTCGCATCTATAGGCTCGACTACAGTCGCCATCAAATCCGCAAGTGTGCATCCTGTAGAAAACAACGAAGAGTTGTTTATACTCTCTACCGAAACTTTCCCCGAAGACCGTAATAACCACCTAAAGATTGGTTTGGTTCACAGTAATTATTCAAGAAGAAGGAGAGGATGAAATGCCATTATTAAACGAAGGAACGAGATTTTTAATTGACACACTAAAGAGCCGAATCAACGAAGTAGTTTTTGGATTTGACGGAACAATTGCTACTCAACAAGACGGTGGCATTGGCAATCCTGCTGTAGTTGTTACTCCTACAGTAAGAGTTGTCGATGACAACTCGCTGGTAGTAGAGGCTAAACTCGCTCTCGATGTAGCATTTAACCGTCCTTTGAAAGAAGTCGTTATCCGATACAAAAACCCAAGCGATTCTACTGATACTACTGACTTTATGAGATACACCTATAACGCAATCGAGAAAGGCAGTAATAACGAGATACAGTTT